TTTCTCAATGAAAGAATCTCCACCAACATCTTCCAGTGGAACAAGACCTTTGCTTTTTGCAATCCTTTCTCTTTCAGCAGATGTATAGTAAGTAGCTCCAAGTCCTCTATCAAAGCAACCGTTAACTCCCCACTTACCAGTTTGGTCGCCCCACTTACCAGCGGTTTTAGCTGGAGCAGAAACTAATGGACGAAGGGGAGAGTCACAATCCCTACAGGTTTGTTCATCTTTGTTTTCAAACTTGCATAATCTATCTGTTTGTTTCTTACAGGTATAGCAAATAAAATCATACATAGGCATTAGTTAAACCCTCTCTGGTGTTGCGCTGGTAGACATAGTTGGTACGGACTGCGATAGTTGCTGTGCAAGGGCTTCTGCTGGCAGTTGTGATGGGTTCTCACCCATTGGCATAGGTGCAGCTTCTAATGCTGCTGGTGTGGCTGGAACAGGAGCGGCTGGCACCTCTTCTCCAAATGACTTGGGTAAATCAAACTGACGAATGATTTGTTCTTTAATCTTTGCTGGGTCAATACCTAATCCTTGGAGAACAGGAAGAAGTTGGATAAGCTCGTTACGTTTCATTACAGAAGCAACAGGAGTATTAGATTGGTCAGAAGCAGCAAAGCGAAACTTACCTTCCAACTTCTCTGCGGTAACACGGAATACTTCTCCATCAGCAATAACTGTATCTTCTACATCTTCTGATTTAAGAAGGTCAACCAACATACGAATATAAATCTGTGACATCATCTCAATAGCTTCGTCACGTTCTCTTGCCATCTTACCAATCTCTGATGCAGTATAGTTGGCAAGTGCAGCTACTTCTGTGGCTGTTGCTTTGGTTGCTTCTCCTCTGGTAAAGGGAGCTAATACTGAACCTCTCTGTAAGTCAGATTCAATCGCAAGTAAGTATCGGTCAAAGTTTGTGGAGAGTGGTGGAACTTCTACAACTTTGATAAGACCTTCAAGAGAATCTGTATCAACAGGAATCATTGCACCATCTACACCAGCAGTAATCTTGGCAAGTGCATCTTCGTCAATCTTACCTTCTTTATAAAGATATTGTCTGCTGTCTCTACGAATAGCATTTGCCCAGAAAGAACGAACAATATTCTTTTCAAAGATTTGGTCGTAGATACGGAAGAGAGAAGAATATCCTTCCATTGGAGAATCGGGTATGCGTGAGTAATAAAGAGGAACAATGGGAGGAAGTGGAACATCATCATAACTTCTGACAGGAATAGGAGATACTTCATCAAGTAGTTTCTCTCCGCCCGAATAGTTAGGTGACCAGAAGTATAAGCAATCATATACAAGGTCATAGAGTTCTACAACTTCAATGTATTTATATTCATCTGGAATATCTTCATCTTGTGCTGTCTTATAAGGATGGGCTTGCTGCTCAAAATAATCAGCCTTAACTACTGCTTGATATTTCTTTGCACCAAATATTCCCTTTGCTTTAGAAACAGGACACCAATAAACATGACCAACAAATCTTTGGTCTTGCCATTTAGATGCATCATTATCTACAATAACTTCCCAAGGTGGAACAGGTCTAACAGAAACCTTATCAAATATGATGGACGATTCTTTTGGTGCAAGCTTGAAGAAAGAGTTAGGATAGATGAGAGCAAGTCGAGATGCATTCTCTAATACTTGTCTTTGGTCATAGAGCCAACGATTAGCAAGAGCTTTAACTACTGCATCGTTTCCTTTACGAACTGAATCCTTACCTACTTCTACTGCTGGAAACTTGGAGAAGAGAGAAGCAATATACCCTTCAATGAAAGCATAACCATCAGCAATCTCTACACGAATATTGGTAGGGTCAAAGGTTATATCCTCAAACATTCTTGTTTCATAAGTATTCTTTAACTTACGCATAAGAGAAGCAGAGTTATTCCAATAGTTCTTATGATTCTGGTAGATTGCTCTGACAAGAGTAACTGTATCTTTTTCTGTTCTTGACATATAGTGTACTTCCTATTGTTGTTGGTTTTGTCTAATAACGTCTAATGTTTAAGGCGTTGGCGTTGGCTACTATTCTTTCTGCTTTCTTTGCTTTAACCCAATCAGGCAAGAATGGTTTTGTCGGTAGCCTTACAGATTTTAAGCATTGATAAGCAAGAGCTAATGCTACGGCTGAATCTGCGTGTGCTCCGTTGGCTCTGATTAGGGAGATGTTATATTTGTTATCCAGTTTAATAGAGCGCAACTCTCCTAATGTTATAGTATCTATTTGATTTAAAGTTCCAGAACGTATAGCTTCTTTTAACTCTTCAAACATTACTCGCTTATTTGTTTGTGTTGTTGTCCAATATTTATCATCTTCTGATTTCCAAAGATTACTTCCCTCTAAACATTGTAAGACAACAATACCTACATTGTTACTCTCGACTAATATCTTTGCCCCATTATATTCTTGGGAAATAGAGAATAACTCTTGTGCTAAATCTGTAGGTGTTGTCATATTACATCTAAATATTCCAACAGGTTGACCAGTAGTTTTGGATAGAACAAATGCTACGGAATAATCTTTGCCTGTTCCAGAACCTACGTCAACTCCAATAGCATAAGTATCATTAGGTGTTGCATCAGTCAAAGGGTTCCATCTATCCATATCAACATCAAGTTCTTCAACATAGGACAAGTCATCCTCTGTTAAATAAGCATCACCCGATTGTGCATATGCATCTTCTAATGAAGCAGGATATTCTCTTTTAAACTTTGAGTAATCTCCTAACTTCTGTATCATTAATCTACGCCAAGCTAGTTGAGAAAGAGATAGGTCATATTCGGATGCTAACTCTATCTCATCTTCTGTTGGTGTGAAATCCTCTGATGGTTCAATAGCATATTCTTTATGGCCCCACCAAGGAAAGAATAAATAGTTATAATCTCCTTCTCCTCTGATTGCAGTTTCTATTTCTAAATGTAATGGGTCACCCCAATAGTTAGAAGTAGATTCAATAATCATTTGTCCGTTGTTGACTGCGGATACTGCCGTTGCTTTAAGTTCATCAGCGTTCTCACTAAAAGCAAACTCTGACAGAAGAAGATAAGAACAAGTGAAGGAACGAAGCCCGCCCTTTGATGAAGCTGATGCACACAGAATAGTTGCGCCATTATGAAAGACAAGTTTTGATGCACTATCTTCTTTAAGAGGTCTGCGTAAGAAGTTAGGAAGATTATCATAGAAGGTTTTAAATATCCGTAGTATGTGTCGTACTGAATCTATCTTATGTGATAGTAGTGCAACTGTTATAGGTTCAGAAGATGTGTATGCTTTCCAAAATAGATAAGCAGCAACGATTGTAGTAGACCCTATTTGTCTTGGCTTACATACAATCAAATCTTTTCCTTTCTCTAACGCTTCTATAACTTGGACTTGTTCATCATTAGGATATAGAAAAACAATAGCCCCTTCTTTATTCTTAATCTTCATACGAGAAATAAACTTAACAGGATTAGTTAAGATAGCAGTTATGTCTGTTGCTGAATATGCCATTAGCTACTCTTCTTTGTTTCCTGTGCAACCCATTCATCAAGCTCTATTAGATTAGGAGCATCACCCTTTCTATGTTCAGCTTTTGTTGCTTGCATATCTTTAAGTGCTGATACAAGAGAAGTCAAAGCATTAGCTCCTAATCTATTTTGATTGTTGCCAGCCTTTGCCATACGATATTCATACAAAAGCATTTCCCATACTGTTGATTCATAATCTCTTTTCTTTAAAGCCGTAATGACTTTATTAGGTCTTGCCATTAGTTAGTTCTCCTTTTAGTTTAGCCAAAGCAATAGTATATATCTGGTGGATTCTTTGCTTTGATAAGTTCATAGCCTTACCTGTTGCTTCAAAGGTTTTACCATCATAGCATATACTCTCTACTACTTTAGCTTCTTTGGCTGAAAGGTTATTAAGTATCTCATATGCAGAGAAGTTTGGTTCTTTCACTTCCTCTTCACCATCTAATCTTCTTATGAGTTCATCTTCTGGATTAGTGCTGATTAAACTATCCATCATATAATCTGGGAGATATACATACCTCCATTTGTCTTTCATATCTGTATCATCCATTAGTGTGAGATTCCTATATCTATATTATTGAACACTGTATCAAAGGCGATAATCTTTTCTTCTATTTCTTCGATGTTCTTATTTATAGTATATAGTTCTTTGTTTAAAATATTCATCTCTCTAATAGATATTTTATTATTACCAGATTTGATTTGTTTAATCCTTTTTTCCAACAGAGATGATTTATCTTTTAGTAAATCTACTGTCATACTTCCAACAGAAAAGTATGTGGCCGCATTGTTAATATCGAAATCGTCTCTAATCTTCATATCAAAAGCGGGATGAAGTTTCATAATCACCTCTATAAATAAGAGATTATGTTCAGCTTCCTGTTGGAAACCTTACCTGTTAGATTATCTTTGAGCTTCCAGCTCTCAACCCCTCTACGAGTATAAAGCAGTTTTTGTAGCGATTGTTGCAACTGGTTATAAAAATAGTTTAAAATAGTTCTTTGCAGCCCACCGCAATCTGGTAATATTTTTGCATAGGATGGAGGCCCCGATGGCACGCAAGAAAATAGAACAACCCTTTTATGTTGGCGATATTATTAGTCATAGGCAAGCAACCGATGTGAATGAAGCTTGGAAAGTAATCTCTATTGATATGGAGAAACTACACAACGGTATTATAAACTGGCAAGTAGGGGTTAAAAGACAGTCAGATGGATTTGAAGCGTGCTATGATGTACAGCACATAAAGCCAGAGTTAAAGAACCCTTACTATCCAGGTTGGAATATTATCACACCATCACTCGAAAGATTATTTAAGATTAGTTAAATAATACTTGTGCAGTAGGGTGAAATCTGCTAATATAAACTATATAGAGTATGGAGGATTTAATATGAAAACTTGGATAGCGGACAAGGAAACTCTATACTTTCATATAGCGGAAAAGTTTAAAAGATGGAAGAACAATCGTTCCCTTTTCCTACTGCAATATGGGACAAAAGAAGATATGATACAGGATTGCTGGATGGAATCAGTAACCTCAAAGTATCCATCGCAAGTAAAGCTTATGGAAATGTATGATGGTCGTATTGTAACTGAATGGATGCAGAATAAGATAATCAGAAAGCGTGTATCGGTAGCAGTAGAAGCTTGGGTTAGAAGAGCATATGCTAAACAAAAAACTAAAAATAAACAGGAGAGTATAGATATGAAAAAGAAATATTATCAGCACATTGAATGGGAAAAACTAACAAGAAGAAGCTTTTATGATGTTCTATCTTCTATCACTATCAGTAAGGAAGAGAATATTATTATGCTATGGAAGATGGATTTGATAGATGATAAGGATGCAATGGAAGGATTGGAATGTTCAGAGAGAACTCTTTATAATCGTTGGGATAAACTAAAGGATAAGTTTAGAGAAGCATTGGTAGCTGACCCTTTGAAGTCATTGGAACTATTCTCCAGAGTGCAAGGTATAAGGGCTGATATGATGGAGATGCAAGGCGAATGATAGAGGTCGGAGATTTAGTGGAGTGGGCGGTCTTGACTATTCATCCTAATGATTGCGCGCATCTCTTTGAACGCATTAAAAATAATAAAAGGTTAGAAGATATGGCTGTGTCCTCCAATACTTTGTTGGTTAAACATACTGGAATGATAAGCAATATCAATGACTTCGATGTGACTATCCTTGATTTTACAGGTAAGCAAGAACTTCATATGCTTATAGAAGATGCTGAATATAAACTTACTATCCTCAATAAGAAAGGGATTATGGGGTAGAAAAGGATAGGAAATGGTAAAACATTTTTTATCCTTTTACTATAATATAGGTATCATATTTATGCGATTCAAGGAACGATTAAGTTCTATCGCACATTGACTTGTTTGATTAGCATTATCTTTAACCGACCAGAATCCTTTATCCTCGCCACAAAAGAACCCTCTTCAGTTTAAATCTCTGAAGAGGGTTTCTTATTATTGGATTAGATTACCACTGTGTCTTCATCTTCAATCCGTTCCTATCCATAGCATCTACAATATCTTTTATCTTTTTAATATCTTTCTTTATATCTTGTAGTTGCCATTGAACTTCTTCGATAGCCTTACTATAACTATCCTCTTCTCGTCTTTCTATTATTGCCTGTTCTGCTAGTATTGGTCCTCCAGCAAGAGAACCTTTAACTGAATGTTCTAATGCATAGCCATCAGTTGTTGCTGCATGAATCTTTGGTAAATCTTTATAACGTGCCATTTTAAATCTCCTTATAGGTTTATTGTTTTGAACCATCCAGCTTCTTCACAACACTCTGGAACTTTGATTCCTTTGGCTGTGCCTCTGTTGATGATGAACTCTCTGTGTTTATTCTTTAATACATAGTTTGCAAACTCTTCCATCTTATACATAAACGCTTTTTTATTTTGTTGGTCTACATAAATCATATAATCTATCTTGTCTGGATACAATAAATATTCTGGTGTGGTATTTGATTTTACTTGTAAGGTTTCAGCAAAGATAGTTTTATATTGTGGTCCTCCATATGATTTAATCTCTATTGTTCTGACATAACCTTTTTCTTTGTGTAGTATCATATAATCAAATGGTTCGTTCTTATCCTGTGGGATTGTCTTACGGCAGTTCCAACTCTTACTTTCCAACCAATGGACAAACATATTTTCTGCTCTTGTGCCTTCATCAAGTAGTTCATTAAACTCCTTATTTGTCATAACTATTACTCCTATATTAGAGATTTATTTATCTCTATATTAAATAGTATAGTAATAGATTTATTTTATGTACCTCTTGCTTTTTCTACTAATAGGTAC